ATGACCCGCATATCCGACATCTCCTCCTTGCACTGGCAGCCGGCCTTGCAGGCCCGCGATCAGGCATCCCCCGCTGACATCGTCGAGAACCTCGACGACATCCATCAGGCCTTGCGCATCATCCTGGGCACGCCCAAGGGCAGCGATCCGCTGCGGCCGGAGTTTGGCAGCGATTTGTTCCATTACCTGGACTACCCGGTAGACCGCGCCCGGCCGCATGTGGTGCGCGAGGCGGTGGAGGCGATTAGCCACCCCTTGTACGGCGAACCGCGCGTCGCCGTGGCGCGGGTGCTCTACAGCGTAGGCGGCAACGGCGACGCGCGGCTCACCGTGCAGTGGCGTCTGGCCGACGGCGTGATCCGCGAAACGGAGCTGCGGCTATGAGCGGGACGGCGCCCAATATCCTGGCCAATGACGAGCGTTTCGGCCACCTGGCACAGCTCACTACCCGGCTGGGCGACGCCGATTTGAGCACGCTGCTGGTCTATCTGGTGGATCAGGTGGACGCCGGCTGGCTGCCGGCGCTGGCCGAGCAGTTCCACGTCGCCGGCGACGAAGGCTGGCGGCTGAGCCAGGGCGAGCGCCAGCAGCGCGAGCTGATCAAGCAGTCCATCCATCTGCACCGCAGCAAGGGCACGCGCTGGTCTTTGCAGCAGGTGCTGGCCACGCTGGCGCTGTCTGGTCAGATCAGCGAATGGTTCGAATACGCCGGAAAACCTTATCACTTCAAGATCCGGATCGATCTGGCCGCGCGCGGCATCGACGCCGCCACGCTAACGGCGCTGGAGGCGATGATCAACGAATACAAGAACGCCCGCTCAGTGCTGGAACGGCTGGCACTGGTGCTGAGCAACCGCAGCGCTGTGCCAATGTTGGCGCTGGCCACTCAGGTGGGCGAACTGGCCACAGTTTATCCGTTTCAGCCCGAATCACTTCAACAGCGCGCCAGTTTGAACGCGGCGCTGGCGTATGCCAGCGTGGAGACCGCCACCGTCTATCCGTTTCAGACCACGGCGCTGCGGCAGCAGGCATCGCTAACGCTAGGCCTGGCGCACGCCAGCGTCGAGACGGTCACGCTTTATCCCGCAGCATGAGCCCCTTAGAACCTTTCCCAGGAGCAATCGATGGCCAATGAGTTTTTCACGCTTCTCACCGCCAGCGGCAAGGCAAAGCTGGCGGCGGCGCAAGCAAACGGCGCGCCGCTGCAGATCAGCCAGATGGCGGTGGGCGACGGCGACAACGGTGGGTATTACACGCCCAGCGAGAGCCAGACCGCGCTCAAACATGAAACCTGGCGCGGCGCGCTCAACCACTTGGTGGTGGATCCGAACAACCCCAACTGGGTGGTGGCGGAAGCGGTGTTGCCGGATACCGTGGGCGGCTTTTACATCCGCGAGGTAGGTCTGTTCGATAGCCGCGGCGATCTGATCGCCATCGGCAAATTCCCGGAGAGCTACAAGCCGTTGCTGGCGGCCGGTTCAAACAAGCAGCTTTATGTCCGGATGATTCTGGAAGTGTCCAACACCGCGGCGGTGACGCTGCTGGTGGACCCCAGCGTGGTATTGGCGACGCGCTCTGCGGTGGATCAGCGCATCGCAGAGGAGCTGGCGAAGCGGGATTTGCCCCTGGTCGCTTTGCCACTGCCCTGCGTGGCGACGGCGGACAACCGGATGGCGGTGACCGCGGCAGCGGTGGCGGGCCAGGGCGGCACGGTATCGGTGCCGGCCGGCATCGTCATCGGCCTGGGACAGGAAACCCTGCCTGGCTACGGCAAGGCGGAGACCTTTGTCAGCAGCGCCTGGACCAGCCCGATATTGGCGCCCGGCAGCGAGTATTTCCTGCGCGCCCAGCTCGTGTCGGGGGTCTTGACTTGCTATGTGCAGAAGGGGGCGTTGACGGATGCGACGCCGGCGTCTTTGAAGGGCGTGGCCAATGGGACGGTTGGCGGTGGTTTTTTCTCCACGGCCTTGGATGTCTGCTTGGCCAGGGTGATCACCGGCGCGGCCGGCAGCGTCCCGGTGGTGCAGAAAGTGATCAATCGCGGTGCAAGCAGTTGGTCCGCGACGATGAATGGTTCCGGCACCGTCTATCTGCCGCTCGACCCCTTCATCAAAACTGGGCGGATCACCGCGTCGACAATCACGCCGCATCCGACGCAGATTTCGAGCGTTAGCCATGGCAGCGGGGGCTGGACCGGAGCTGCCTATTGGTTGGGCTACCCGACAGGGGTCGGGGGTAATACTCCCAGCATGAGTAGTTACTTGGGGTGGGTTGCTGGAGCGGCTGTGATCATCACTTCCAATAACGTGGTTGGCGATGCGGTTGTGTCTACCTGTACCGGCATGTTCGAGCACATCGCCGGCAAGTCGATGTGGCAGGTCTTGCAGATGGAGCATCAGATCGGCGACGCCAGCGGCGCGAGCGGCGATGAGCATTTGATGGGGGAGGGCACCAAGATGAGGGGACGTGAGATAAATACAGGGGCGTGTGCGTGATAAATGCGGGATGAAGCGGGAAGGACGTGGATCGCGTGGGATGGCTCCTGCAAATGTGTTGCAGCATTTGGAATTGTGGCCGCGACGCGCCGGCCTCCGCCCGTTGGTCCCATTTTCGGCGGCGAATGTCCCCTCACTTTTAGTAATGCTCTTTCACAGTAGCCGGCCCCTATGCGCCAGATACTGGCTCCGTCATCAACCAAGGAGCCAATCATGTCCAAGTATACCCTCAAGTACCCGTTCACCAGCGCCACCGGGCAGCGTGTCGAATCCATCGAGATGCGCCGCCTCCTGCGCAAAGACCTCAAGGCCGCCTACCAATTCAGCAAGAACGACGTGGAGCAGGAAGACTTCCTGCTGGCCCAGTTGTCCGGCCTGACCGTGGAAGACATTGACCAACTCGATATCGCCGACTCGAAGGCACTGACCGACTTTTTTCGTCGCATGGCTGAAGGAAGCCCCGAACCTGCGGAAGGTTGACGAGGCCCTGCTGTACTGGCTCCGGATGCAGCCGTCCGAAATCGACGCGTTGGAGATGGAAGAGTACATGCAATGGGCCGATATGGCGGTTCAGATTTGGCGAGCGCGCACCTCCGAGCACGCCTAAATCTACCCCGCCCACACTTCCACCCATGCCGCCACCGGACTCCGCTGGCGGCATTTTTCGTTACAGGGGATCACCATGGATAAAAACCTCGCCGTTTCCGTCACCATCGGCGCGCGGGCCGGGACCGCATTGGCGGCCTTTGGCAACATCAAGCAAAGCTTGGCCGGCTTGGGCCAAGCCACCAGTCTGCTCAAGAACAAGCAAACCGAGTTGGGCAATGCCATTCAGCGCCACATGGGCACACTGGCCCCCAAGACCTTGGCCACGATGAACCGTGAGTATGTGAGGCTGGGCCAAACCATCGACCAATTGCAGAGCAAGCAAGCGCGGCTGAACCGGCTGCAAGCTCAGGGCGAGACGCTACGCAACACACGTGCCGATCTGCGCAGCCAAGCCATGGAAACCATCGGCACATCGGTGGCGCTGGCGGTGCCGGTGGTGCAATCGGTCCGACTGGCCGCCGGCTACCAGGACGCGATTAAAGACGTGGCCATTACCGGTGACATGACGCCCAAGGAGGAGGCCAAGCTTGGCCAGACCGTGCGCGATGCGGCGATGCGCTTCAATCAAATGCAATCTGAAGTCGCCAAAGGCGTCGGCATTTTGATTGCGGAAGGCATGAGTCCGGATAAAGCGAAAGATCAGGTGGGCTTGCTGGCCAAATTCACCACGGCCACCCGCGCTTCCATGGAAGACGCCGCCAGGATGAATGTGGCCTTCGATCAATTGGGCGTCAAAGACAAAGAGCTGGCATTCAATCAAGCCACCAAAGGGGGGAAACAAGGCTCGTTCGAAGTCAAAGACATGGCGCGCTGGTTTCCGGAACTGGGCGGCCAATTAAAATCCCTGGGCGTGGTGGGCAATGAAGCCGTGGTCAATATGGCCAGCCGCTTGCAGATTGCGCGGCGAACCGCCGGCAGTAATGACGAGGCCGCGAATAACTTTAAAAACTTTCTCGCCAAATTGACCTCGCCCGATACACAGCAGGATTTCGCAAAGATTGGCGTCAACCTTCAAGGCAGCTTAATCAACATTGCTAAACAAGGGTTCGACCCGGTGGAAGGCGCGGTCGGCATTATCATGGAAAAAATGCGCACCGCCTCACCGCAAGCGGCGGCGGAGTTGGAAAAACTATCGGCTGAACTGTCCTCTATAAAAGACCCAGCGGAGCGCGCCGCAGAAATGGAACGGCGACGCACCATGATTGAGGCGCTGGGCAATCGGGCCGGGCTTAGCAGCATGTTCCAGGACATGCAGGCCATGAGCTATTTGCTGGCGGAGGTACAAAACCGGGGCGACCTCAAAAAAATCCGCGAGGAAGTCCAAACCGGTAAAGGCAAAAGCGGTAAATCGCAGATTGACGAAGATTTTGAAAAGCGCATGACGGGAGCCACCGAGCAATTCAAAAAATTCAAAATCGGCATGGTGGATATTGGCATTACCTTGGGGGACGCATTGCTGCCCTCAATCAACGCGCTGACCCAGGAAATGATACCCGTGGTGAAATCCTTTGGTGACTGGGTCAAAGCCAATCCGGATTTGGTCAAGGGCGCAATTGGCCTGGCGGGCGGTTTGCTGGCCAGCAAGTTGGGCTTCATCGGCCTGAAATATGCGCTCAACCTGGCGCTGACGCCGTTCCATGCCGTGGCCACCGCCTGCACCGTGCTAAGCAGCCGCTTTACCATCGTTCGCGCCTTGCTGGCCGGCGGCGTGCCACGCTTGCCGCTGCTGCTGCAATTCTTCGGCATGGGCGCACAACGGGCGGGCCAACTGGCTTCCATGCTGGGCAAGCTGGGCAGCGGCATGGGCTGGTTGAGCGCCAAGGCCATGGCATTGGGGCGAGCGCTGGGGGGCGGTTTGATGCGTGGCGGGCTAATGGTGGGCCGAACCTTGCTGTGGCTGGGCCGCGCCTTGCTGATGAATCCGATCGGCCTGCTGATTACCGGCATCGCCATCGGCGCCTACCTGATCTACCGTCATTGGGACAAGATCAAGCCGTGGTTTCAAGGGCTGTGGGCCGGCGTCAAAGCCGCCTTCGCTGGCGGTATCGGCGGCGTGGCCAAGCTAATCCTGAACTGGTCGCCGCTGGGGCTGTTCTATAAGGCGTTTGCCGGGGTGATGAAATGGTTCGGCGTCAGCCTGCCCAAGAACTTTACCGACTTTGGCGGCATGTTGATCGGCGGGCTGGTCAACGGCATCAAGACCAAGATCGGCGCGGCCAAGGAAGCCATCGTCGGCTTTGGCCAGGGTGTGAAGGGCTGGTTCGCCAATACCCTGGGCATCAGGTCGCCGTCGCGCGTGTTCATGGGCTTTGGCGACAACATCGCCCAGGGGGCGGCGCTGGGCATCAGCCGTAGCTCGGCCCAGGCCAGCAAGGCGGCTGGCCACATGGCGCAAGCCACCTTGAAGGCGGCCAGCCAAGCCAGCGCACCAGCCAGCATGGTCAACCGCGCCCAGTCCGGAGCCGGCCCCATGAGCGGTGGCGGCGTGGTGGTACATCTGACCCAGACCTTCAACCTGGAGGGCGGCGGCAAGGAACTCAAAAGCCAGATTCAACAGGCCACACAACTCACCGTCCATGAGTTGGAAAAGCTGATGGAGCGGGTTGTAGCAAACCAAAGGCGACGCGGCTACGCTTGACCTGTCTAGCCAGAAAGGAACGGCCGCCATTGGGCGGCCTTTTTGTTTTGGCGTGTGGAGTAAAGAGGCTGGATAAACGTGCGAACAGTTCGCAGTTTTAGAACCTGCCAAAACTGGTAACGGTTACCAGTTTAACTGCAAGAAAAGTGCTGACGGTCAGGCGTTTTAGCGACGGTCACCAGCTTAACCGCAAGCCCTGACCAAATGTTGCGACGTCGCGACATTTCAAACTTCCAAACCTAGCCCACACTTGGAATAGCCGCTCGCTGGCGGCCTCCAAACAAATGCCCGATTTGCATCTAGGCGGCGTCGTGGCGAAGGCCTAGGCTGGAAAGCGTCGAAACCCGCCAAGGAGGCATAGAAATGACCCCGATGCATGCACGTATCCAAACCCTGGAAGCCCAAATCAACGCAATGTCCCGCGCCTGGCTGTATCTGGCCGCTGCCGTGGAGAAAGATGTAGGCATTTCGCTGGAGCGGATGGAGCAGCGTTTGCAAGCGACACGCTGGCCACGGCATCCGGAGATTGACCAAGAGGCCCGCGCCACCCTGCGCTGGCTGTGCGGCGAACTGTCTCACGCTCGGCAGGCAAGATCAGCGCACAGAGATGTCTAGACCGAGAAAACCACTTGGCCCCTATAAATGCGCGCCATCGTGCTAAGACGGCTCTGGGCGGGCGATGTCCCGTCCAAGTAACCAAGGCCGCTTTATAAAGCGCTGTAAAGCGGTACAAAGGGCAAGGGCAGGCTTGATTGCGCCCAGTAATGTCGGTTGAAGCGGACGAGACTCGGGGAATGTCTCGCTGACGAAACATTTGACTGACGTGCAGGACGTGCGCCAAATGTTGCGACGTCGCACCATTCGAAACCGTTTCCACTTTTTCTGCCTTTCAAAGCCCGGTAAAGCTTGTTTTCCTTGACATAGGCGAGCTTAGAAGTGGAAACCGTTTCTGAAAATTTAGCGAAGACATCCGCCATCGGAGCCTGACCCAGCAGCTGAGTGCGTGTCTCTTCAAAACGTGCGTCAACGCACGTTTACACACGAATGGTCGGCACGTGGCAAAGCGCCAGCGCTTGCGCATCTGTCCCCGTTGTCACCAGACAAGTCGGTCGAAGTGCGGGAGGCGCAGCAAATGTCTCGTTGACGAGACATTTGGCGAAACGGCTGGCTGGCAAATGCGTCGACGTCGTCGCTTTTGACCCAAAGCGGCCAGCGCTGGCCGTTTTGCCAAAACGCAAGCGCTTGCACGTTTGGCTGCGATTTGCATTAGCTGCAATACTCTTGCAAATCTTGGGTGCGTCTGGAATACTAAGGGCTCCTAAAGCCTAAGCTGTTCCCCCGCCCAGTCTGGCGGGATTGTTGTTTGTACTCTGCTCGTTTTCTATGGGTGGAGTGTCGGGTATCCGCGAGGACCCGGCGGTCTTAGGCCGTAGGAGCGCTCCGCCCACCCCGCTCACGGTGGGTAAATTCCTGAATCCTAAGGAGGCCTTCATGGCTGCTCATTCCACTACGTCAGAAACGGCACAACCAACCCCGCTCGCTAAGCTATCTATCCCCTTAACAGCTACTACCTCAGAACATCTAACCATCCGCCTGATCTTGCAGGGTGGCAAGCCATGGGTAGCTTTACGCGATCTTCATGCCATGCTGGGGTATAAGCGTTTGCAGACTGGTGCTGTACGCAGCATTTTTGAGGCTCACGGCCACGATTTCTACAGTTTCACACTACGCCTTCCAGTTGGTAGGAACGCAGCTCTATTCATCAATGAAGCTGGGCTACGCTTAGTATGTGAACTGATCAAGCCAGATAGAACACAGAAACTGCGTCGCTGGCTGGAAGAAGGCAAGATGCAGCAAGCCTCAGGCAAAGTTGCCGACGTCGGCAACTTTGCCAAGGATACCGCCGCCCCCAAAGTTGCGGTTGACAGCAAATGTGCCGTCGACGGCACATTTCGACCAGAGGAGCCCAAATGCGGCGTTGACGCCGCATTTGATGGCAGCACGCCCCAACCCGACCCCCAGCCCAACAACGTTGTTTCCTTCGCCCCGCCTCAGGCTGGCAAATCGGTCGACGTCGACCGATTTGAACGCCGCAAGCAATACTGCCGCGAGTTGTGCCGGGTGCTGTTGCGCTACGCCAGCGAAGCCGAAACTCGTGACCTGGCCCTCCAGTTGGAAGACGTGGTGGCCGATCAATTGGCCAGCCGCTATCGCCCCGGACTGAATGCCGCTGCCTACGATGTGTTTGCCCGCTATGGCCTGAAAGGGGGTGCGCAATGACTACCGCTCAAACCGTTGACAGTTTTGGTTTCCCTGAGTCCGCCTTGCGCCTTAGCTCGATTGATTTGGTCCATACCGGCAATGATTTAGCCATCGCCTGCCACCGTGGCAAAGCCTTGTTGCGCAGCCTGCACTATCAATTGGCCAACCACCATCACGACATCAGCCTTAGCGATGTGGAGGCGCTGGTTGAACTGGCTTTGTCCGCCCTCCCGGATCATGATGTGGAAGCGTTCGATGACATCGAACAGTTCGCCATGGATGCCCGGCAGTCTATGCGTAAGCTGATGCACCAGCAGCAGGCGCTGGCCGCCATACTGGAAGCCATGGAGCAAGCCGCCCGCCCCGCCGCGAGCCTGGAGGCGCTGCGCCAGGCGGCGGTCACCATCTACGACAACTCCGCCTTGCTGGTCAATGGCAATCACCACTGGCAGGCGTTCTGCACGCTGGTGAAAGAGCGCGGTTTGCTGTTGGTCTGGGTGGATTGGGTCAATGGCTTGCCGCCACGCCCGGACGTGCATACCGCAGAGTCGTTGAAGGCTCAACGCAAGGCGTGGCGCAAGATGAATGCGCTTGCCAGGATTGTTCAATAGCCAAAGCCCTGCTCATGCATGAAGGCCCGGCAATGGCGCAACCACAATATGGCAAAGGCATTTTTCGGGTTTCCCAAGACGGTCTTGGTTTCTAAATTGGCCTTCGTCAAGGAAAACAAGCTGTATCAGCAACTTAGGGGCAAACGCACCCAAGACGGTCTTGAGTATTCGGGGACCTGGGCGGAGTTTTTCAATCTACTGGGCTGGATGCCTGTGCCCAGTTTGGTTGCGTGGTAGAGATGAAACCATGGTGGCCAGAGAAGCCAAAATAGATAAATGGCAGGCCAATAATATAAGCATTTACAAGTAAAGAATCCCCCGCATTGCGGGGGATTTTTCATTCCTAATGCACATTAAGTAGAGCAAGCCAGCCATTCCCGCCGATCATTCCCTCAATAAAAAAAGAAACGCGCCAGCTAGACGCGTTTAAAGAGGGCCAATCCATCGCAGCGGAAACGGGCAGCAGCTTTTGTAGCACCGTCATCAGATAAGGGGTAGTCACCACCGCGCCCGTTGACCCAAGCATAGGTGAGCGATAAGCCATCTACTCGTAATGGCGTTTATTAGTTGGAGGGTATGACGATGACGACAGAAAACAGGAAGAAGGAAGGCCCTATCCGTAAAAGCGGCCCGGAACTGTTGTCCCACTTTTGCGCGGTGGTGGCTGACCGCCTGGAAAAAAATGGCCAGACAGCAAAACAAGCAAGCGAGATTGCGCTGGGCATTATGGAGTATCTGCGCAAAGAGTTTGGCGGGCAAAATGTTTATTTCCCCATGGGGAGAACTCAATCGAATGAAGCGAAAGCGATAGAGATTCTTGACAAATTCTATGCAGGTACCACGGTACAAGATTTGGCCTATGAGTATCAGTACAGCATCCAGTGGGTTTATCGCATCATCGCTGATGAACGAGCACGGCGGCGGCAAGAACGCGAGGAAGATAAAGAAGCCAAGCGCGCCAAAGAACATGAGCGCTGGTCGCGTGAAAATTATTGAGGTGTAGCGATGTCAGCGCAATTGAAGATGTTTCAGATTTTCAGGGCCGGTACCCATACGTGCATGGGAGGGGCAAGCATGCATTTCAGCGAGCAAGATTTGCAAGCCATTGCTGCGGCATATAACCCCATTACTAAAGCGGCACCGCTGGTACTTGGCCATCCCGAAAATGACTTGCCCGCTTATGGCAAGGTGCAGGCATTATTTGTCAAAAAAGATGGCCTTTTCGCTCAGGCCCAGGTCATCGATGAGTTGGTGGCTTTAGTTAAAGCCGGTCGTTACCGACCTGTTTCGGCCTCTTTTATTCCCCCCTTTTCTAATAGCAACCCGACCCCGGGAGCGTACTACCTGAAACATGTAGGCTTTCTGGGAGCGATGCCACCAGCGGTCAAAGGCATGAATCCTCCTGAGTTTTCTGAGCGGCCAGATAGCCTCTATTTCAACGAATGCTACTCAGTCGTTGATACCCAATCGGTAGCATTTGGCGAGCGTGGGGGCTATAGCCTGGAGCCGGATCGGGTGGCGATGCATCGGTTGGCAACCGAGTATCAACATGTCTGCCCGGCCTTGTCTTATTCGGAAGCCGTAACACTGGCTGACCGAGCACTAAGCTTTGAATTCTAATCATTGACCAAAGGAGTTCTTACCATGGATATCGCCAAGAATCTGAAAGCGGCCCTTTCAACCATCAACGGTACACTTGCCCAACTCAAAGACGAACTGGCTGAAACAAACGCCCAAGTCAGGGGGATCGAGTCCAAGATTAGCGAATTGCGAAAAATGCCAATCAGCCTCGACGACTGGGGCAAGTACTTCAAGGCAGCCATTGAGAAGAAGGCCGAGTCACACCTGCCCTATGTGCATGAGGAGCTGATGCAATCTAACCCGCATCGCGACCACATCGCCCGTAATCAACAACCGTGGGCTCATTTCGAGGAAAACAGGGCTGACCAGCTCTTTAACATGGGCCTGTTCCCTGAGCAGGGTAGTCCCTTGAGCGCCATGTGCTTCTTCTTCCCTGACATGATCTATGAACGTGTGATGGCCCGCCTGACAGAGCGTATCGGCACCAAATGGGGCAATGACGATCTGCCCCTTGTAGAGGAGCGCCGGAAGTTGGTGGTAGAAATGCAGCAGCAGCTTGACGCACTGAAAGAGAAGCGGGCCGAGCTGGAGGCGCAGATCAACGACATTTCGGGAGCGCTTTCTTCCTGACGAGCGCTCATCATGAGCAAGCAAAAGGGCTGGAATAACCAGCCCTTTGCAATTCCTTTGCGGATAGTGAAACAATCCGGTGCATCATTTTATCGCGCAAAATAGCACTCAGTTTTCGCGCCGTGCGTCACCAAGAACCTGTTGCCCGCCGATTACGATAATGGCTTGGCCATCAGTTACAGTAACTGCGTCAATGCCTTGCTGACTTGGGAGGTGGTGCGATGAGGATTGTGGAAAACCTGCTGTCTTACGATGGCGAGCTGCGTCCGGAGCAGCCATCCGCCAATCATATGTGGACTGGCACGGAATGGCGGTTTGATGCCGCCTTGCAAGCCGAGCGGTTGGAGCAGTACAAACTGGCGCAATGCGCGCGCCTGGACGCCGAGACGGACGCGATTGCCAACTGGCATGCGATTTCGCCGCCGCGTCTAGCCGAATACCAGCGCGCCGCCGTCGAGGCGCAGGCGTTCAAAGACGCCGGCTACAAGGGCGAGGCGCCGCCGGCGGTGCGTTCCTGGGCCGAGGCCAAGGGCTGGGACGGTCAGCAGGCGGCGGACAGCATCCTGGCCAAGGCGGCGGCCTGCGAACAGGCGCTGTACGCAATCCGCGATGCGCGACTGAAGGGCAAGGAAGCGGTGCGTCAGGCCTCGGACGAGACGGCGGCGCGCACGGCGGCCGACGAGGCGGTGTCCCAACTGCGGCAACTGGCTGCGGGCGACTTTGCCGCCGCTGCGCCGGAGGCCGAAGCCGGCCGCGCCGGCGGTCTGTTCAAGTTCTTTTCCAAACGGCTTTAAAAGCCGGTCGGCGGCATGATGGCGGATCATGTCGTCATCCGCTTTCTCTTCTGCGCCCCGCGACGGCCGCGCCAGGCCGCCGCGCTCCATTCAAGGACGTTCTCCCATGACCCCAGACTTGCCCAAGTTCATCGATGACGACCCGCATCTCGTCACCGCCGAGCTGATCGACGCCTACCAGAAAATGAGCGGCAAGACGCTCTACCCCGGCCAGGTGGAGCGTTTGCTGATCGATCTGATCGCCTATCGCGAAAGCGTGGTTCGAGCCGCCTTCAACGATGCCGGCCGCCAAAACCTGGTGGCTTTCGCCCGCGCGCCGATGCTGGACTACCTGGGCGAGCTGGTCGGCGTCAGCCGGCTGGCGGCGCAGCACGCGCGCTGTACGGTGCGCTTTGCTTTCGCCCAGCCGCTGGCGCTGGCGCAGGTGATCCCGGCGCAGACCCTGGTGGCCGGCGGCGGCGTGCAGTTTCAGACCCTGGCCAGCCAGATCGCGCCGGCCGGCAGCACCAGTATTGACCTGCCTGTCAGCGCGACGGAGGCGGGGGCCGCGGGCAATGGCTTCGTGCCGGGCCAGATCAACACTTTGGTGGATGAACTGGAGGTGGACGCCAGCGTGGTCAATATCGACACCAGCGCCGGCGGCGCCGACGCCGAGGACGACGAGCGCCTGCGCGCGCGCATCCGACTGGCGCCGGAGTCCTTCAGCGTGGCCGGCAGCGCCGCCTCCTATCGCCACCACGCGTTGCGCGCGCATCAGGACATCGCCGATGTGGCGGTGATCAGCGCCAGTCTGCAACAGCAGAACGGCGAACTGAAAAGCGCCAACCAGGTGCCGCCCGGCGTGGTGCGCTTGTACCCGCTGACCAAGACCGGCATGCCGCCGGACAGCCTGCTCAGCGTGGTGGCCGCCGCGTGCAGCGCAGACCGGGTGCGGCCGCTGACGGATCTAGTGGAGGTGCTGGCGCCGGAGGATTACGGCTACCGGGTACGTGCGCGGCTGACGCCGTATCGCGATGTCGATCCTAAAACCGTGCAGCAGCAGGCGCAGGCGGCTGTCGGCGCCTTCGTGCAGGCGCAGGCGGAGCGGCTGGGCCGCGACATCGTGCCGTCGCAGCTGATCGCTACCCTATCGGTGCCCGGCGTTTACCAAGTGACCCTGCTGGAGCCGGCCGCCACCCAAGTGGTGCCGCCACAGGGCTGGTCGCACTGTACCGACATCCAACTGGAAATGACGGGAGGCCAGGATGGCTGATGTGACCCCTAATCTGCTGGCGCGCGACGCGCGTTTCGGTCCGCTGGCCCGGCTGAGCGAACGGCTGGGCGATATCGATCCAGGCGGTCTGTTGGTTTATCTAGTGGACGCGGCCAAGCCGGCGCTGCTGCCCCTGCTCGCCGAGCAATTCCATATTGACGGCGACGAAGGTTGGCTGCTGACCCAGAGCGAACAGCAACGCCGAGATCTGATCAAGCAGAGCATAGAACTGCATCGCCATAAGGGCACGCCCTGGGCATTGCGCGAAGTGTTCCGCATCCTCGGCGTGACGGTGGAACTGGAGGAGTGGTGGCAGCGTCAGCCGCCGGCCGCGCCCTACACCTTCGAGCTGACCGCTTGGGCGAACGACAATTTGCTGCCCGGCCAGGCCTTGCTCAACCCCGATCTCTATCGCCGCTTGCGGCGCATGGTGGAACTGGCCAAGCCGGCGCGGAGCACCTACCGCTTCAAATTGGGCGCGCGTTTCAACGGCCGCTTGGGCTTGGCATCGGCCGCTCAGGCGCGTGCGTTGATCCGCCGTAGCGCCGAGGCCGCGCCGATGCGGCTGGCGCCGTTGCAGCCGCTGGCTCTTTCATCCGCCGCGCAAATTTATAGCGTGGTTCACGTCACCATGGAGGCATCGTTGTGAGCACCCCCTTAGCACCTCTTATCACCGCGGCCGGCCTGGCCGCAATCTGGCGCGCCAGCAATGATGGCGTGTCCGCGCAGATCACCCACATCGCCTTGGGCGACGGTGCTTACGCGCCGACGCAGGGCCAGACCGCCTTGCGCAGCGAACAGGCGCGCTACCCCATCGCCGGTGGTGAACGGCTGGGCAATACCCAGATCCACCTGACCGCCATCGCCGACGACGTCAAGGCGTTCTGGGTGCGCGAGATCGGTTTCATCCTGGCGGACGGCACCTTGCTGGCGGTCTGGTCCGATCCGAAGGCGGCGCTGGCCTACAAGGCCGCCGATGTGCAATTGCTGCTGGCCTATGACCTGGCCTTGAACGCGTTGCCACCGGACAGCGTCACCATCCAGTCCAGCGGCGCCGGCCTCAATCTGAGCCTGGCCAGCGAACTGGCGGAACTGGCGGCGGCCCAGATCGGCGAAGCCAACCGCGGCTTGGGGCGGGATGAGCGTATCCGCGCGCAGGAAGGGCGCTTGCAGGCGCTGGAGCCGCAAGTGGCCACCTTGCAAAACCGCAGCCAAGCGCTGGAACAGGAGCATGCCGCCGATAAACGCTCCGGCCTGGAGCTGGCCACCGCCAATGCCGCGGCCATCGTCAGCATGCAGCATTTGTTCGTCAAACAACGTCTGGGCGCTTGAGCGCCGGGGCTGCGTCGCAGCCCCATTTCCCCTGGCCGACATGGCCGTCCCCGTAGTCACTCCTGTATTTCCCGCGCCGCTTCCGGCACTTCCCCATTGCTATGTGTTTCCGTTTCCAGGCTGAGGCCTGGGGACGTCTTGTTTTGAATGGCCGTCAAGGCCATGTATCGCGGTAAGACCTTAAGGAGAGCGTTATGAGTTTGGAGAGCAATATCGCCGAGTTGGTGAAGTCGGCCAATGGTTTGACCGATGCCGTTCATGGAAAGATCGGTGAAATCGATCAGAAAGTCGGTCAGAAAATCACCGAGCTGAATAATTGGAGAACCAGTCATTGGAATGAGCATCCGGCTATCGCCGTGAACTTCAACGCCAAGATGACGGCTGTGGGCGGTGAGGGCGACAAGAAATTACCACTGGCCCTGGGTGTTCATGCTGGCGGAGATTTTTGGGGCAAGTTTGATGCGGCCTTGATTCCAGTGAATTCGGGAGAGGAACCGACATCCCGCCCGCCCATCGTTCGCGAGTTATTGCAGTATATGAAGAGCGATGACCGGCACTTTTCCGGCAGTTTCAATATCCTGCATTTGACTGTGAAGAAAGTTAGCGATGGCTTCGGTCCCTATGTTTTTTTTGTTCCCTATCAGCACGTCAAGATGGGGGCTTTTACCAGTGTGGCGCTGTATCACAAGGTGATTGGTCAAGGAGACTGGAACTGGATGGATAACAGTAAAAAAGGAGTTTGGAATCAGGCTACTCATCATTTTCTATCAGCTCACGCTGGGGCTTATACCCATGTCGATATTGTTTTGTCCAATGCTCAAGTAGGTGATCAGCTTTATCTGGCATTGCCACAAATTATTCCGGGGGTATGGAATCCCGAGCTTCGTTTGCCGCAACTCTATAATATTTTTGATCCGGTCATAGATGTGATCGGTAATAGCACGATCAGCGGTCTCGGCGGCGTATTTGCCAATATCAATAACAGCAATCGTTAAATCAGGGGGTGATATGAGTACTGAAATGAAATTTTATTCCGATGTGCAGGACGATATTGGCTTGATCGTGACGGAGAAAGGGCTGGAACGGCCAGCCGTGGTCTGGGCTCGCGATACTTGCGCCGCTTATATTCATCGTCATTACCCCGTGCATGTGCAGTTGAATGTGTTGCGGACCGGCTCGGAAGATGAACGCAAGAAAATGAGTGCTTTCATCGATGCCTGCCGAGCTTGGAGCAACCAAAGCTCAGCTACTAGTGCTGAGCTGGAAAAAATCAAGCCATGATATTAAGCTGGCGTGCCGAGCACGGCTTGCCGGGCTGAGAAAATAGCTTGGCTAAGTCAGAATGAACCGCGCTTCCACATCATGGGACGCGGTTTTCGCTTTTTTTGCTAACGCGGTTTAAAAGCCCTTGCTTTCCATAACTGACACAATGTCTCCATGTCAGCGCTGAAGCCGTTCACGCCGGAAGGGCGGTGAATGAATACATGGTTGAATTTAATTCAATCTACCCTGTGATGAACCATTGGAGAGCATGATGAGCTTGGAAAGCAATATCGCGGAACTGGTACAGGCGTCGAACGCGCTGACCGGCACAGTAAACGGAAAGATTGTCGATATCGACAACAAGGTGGCGGCGAAAATCAATGATCTGGATGCATGGAAAAACGGCGCCTATAGCGCCTCCATGCTGGGGCCGAATCTGATCAAAAACCCGCTGATGAATGACTACGACCCAGCCACGCTTGTGCCCGTCGGCTACTCCTACTCTGGCTGCGCCATCCAGGTGGCGCACCCTTTCACCAAGGGTTTTGAAGGGCCATATATCGCCACAGCTCCGATAGACAGTGTCAGCGACTCTAACCAGGCTACAGAGCAAAACCCATACTGGTATGGCGTGTATAACAAAGGGCCGCGCCTGGCTCGTGGTGGCCTGGCAGATGGCTGGGGCGGGATCTCCGGCAAGATCTTGAAAATCACCGCCAAGCCGGATGTTACCAAGGACTGGTGCACGGTGTGGTTTCCGGCGGCGCATGCTGCGTTCTCCAATATGGTGCGCTTCAAAGGCTGGATTAAGCTGGCCAAGGGTAGCGCATTCAGCTTGGGTACCGACGCAGGTCACCGCGGGAGTATGTCATATGCCACCAGGCGCATCGATACGGAGAAAGCCCCGCAAGGCTGGTTCCATTTTGATACCGTGCTCGCGATCTCTGACTGCGGCAGCATGTCCGCCGCCGCTTGCGTACTGGGCTTTCCGCGCGATGAAGAGATTGAGGCTTACCTAGCGCTGCCCTATGTGGCTGCACTGACTTCCGACAAAGGTATGATGGAGTAAATCACCATGAAAGTACTGGTTAAACAACAGTTCTGGGGCGAGTTCGCCCGCTTGGAGCTAGCCCACAGCTCGCTGGCGATGACAGATATCGATGTGGTGGATGTACGCATCATCAGCTCGCCCGCCGAGGCTCGAATGCAGTGCGAGGCGTATATCGAGCAGCACTATCCGCTGTGGCGGCAAATGAATGTGTTACGCGCCGGTACGGCTGAGGAGCAGGCCAGAATGGGGAGGTTCATCGACACCTGCCGCGCTTGGAGCAATGTCGAGCAGCCGGACCCGACTGAGTTGGAGAAGCTCAAGCCGGAGTAAGGGTAGAAGGCAACGGCCGGGAGGGGACAAATACCCGCCCGGCCAACGAGACCTACTAGTCAAAGTCAACCGCGAGGTGGTTTACCGTAGGCCCACGATACAGACAAGCCTATCGTGGTATTTCCTAATAGGAAAGAGACTTGAGGTGTTACAAATCTCAGCCTTCCCGGTTGTGCTTTGGATCGGCTGCAAACGCTGCCTTGCAAAACATATCCTCCTACTATTCTCGCAATCTTTTTGCTATGTCGAGTTGTTCTGAGGCGGGTCACGCTGTACTTTTACCAGCGTATGGCCAAGCTGGCCAAAACAAGTCAAGGATGTATGATTATCTCGGTCAACAACATCCCAGAAATTCGCCATCCGTTCGGTGGGCTTACGAGCAAATGGATGGAAATCAGCTACAACCCTCGCACGTCCTGCGATAGCGCTAGGCGGAACTCCAGTAGCAAAGAATGGATCTGGTGCCGGTCTGACACTGTTCACTGATGCGTGCTTCGCGCAAACGATGCAGAGTCGACTGAGCCTAACGAAGGGGCGCACGTACAGAGGCGCGGTCAATTGCACCGTATGGCCGAATCTGGCCAGCCGATGCGCGTCGCAGCAGGTCTCCATGACGATGGAGCAGACCGGGTGGTGGGTGAGGAGATTAATCTGAGAGTGGCGTCCAAACTGGCCTTGAACAAGATGTGGCCGTGGATCCTACTCGGTGGCGGATCGATACCGATGAGGGGGACGATTGCAAGGAAGCAGCCCTGCTAGCTTACGCCAGCAGGGCTGACCATCACATTAACCCCGCCAAGGCGGGGTTTGTCGTTTGCTGCCGCGGATCAAGACTTGGCCGGTGTTTCCCAGCCGCCGCCCAGTGCCTTGTACAGACCCACCACCGCGTTGAGTTGGTCCAGCTTGGCGCTGACCAGGCCCAGTTCCGCCTGGAAGCTGTTGCGCTGCGCGTCCAGCACGTCCAGATAGCTGGCGTAGCCGTTGTCGTAACGCAGGTTCGCCAG